TCCTGTATAACACCATCTACTGACACAAGTATGTCTTGCACAGAGCCAATCGTTCTATCTAGTGCAAAGGTTGTGTCTGAACCATCACCACTGAACCTGACAACAGCAGGAGCAGTCTGAAAGTTAGACTCTGGTTCTACTCCAATATAGGGCATATTATGTTATCTCCATGATGCTTAATGCTCCAGACAGTTTATCTGCTACACTACAAGAAATTGTTATTGTATCAGTAGGTTGCATAATTACCTTTCCTCCTGATAATAATTCTAAGGTTGAACCTACAGGTATAGGTGCGTTATTTAACAACACCGCAGTGGTATTATTATTTGCACCTCCCCCTGTTCCTGCACCTATGTTATTTGTTTGACTAGCAGAACCAGTTCCCCCTGTAGTATCAGACTCAAGAAGAACTTTTGCTGTTACCTGTGAGGTGTGAATGTTTGTTAACATAAGACCAATAACAACTGTTGTTGTGCTACTTGGAGTCGTGTATATGTGATACTCACTCCCATCTGACGTACTTGCAGGTTCTGCTGCAAATGTTAATACTCTAAATGTATTTGCCATCTTTTTCTCCTAACTATCCAAGGGCAATCGCAAGTGCCGTTGGGTCATCGGTTGCAAACCCTGCACTGGTTAAATATGTTTTTAAATCTGTTAATGCAACCTGCTTCATAGTTCCTGCATCGTTTGTCACTAATCTATCTGCATCTGCAAGAGTTGTAGATGAAGCGGCTGTTCCTCCATCCATGATATTTAATTCAGCAGCGGTAGCATTTATAGAAGTTCCTGCTATCTGTAGGGTAGTAGCATTGACTTCACCAGACCCACCGTAGATTACTGCTTTGCTATTTACTATTGTACCAGAAGATGAGCCATCTGTCAAGTTTAATTCTGCACCTGTTGAAGTTATTGCTGTTCCTGCGTAATTTAAATTGCCTGCAGCTATGTTTACTTCACCTGTTCCTTTTGGTGATATGTCAATATCTATGTTTGAGTCATCACCTGATGCTCCTACAACTATTGAACCACCTGATGCTGAGTTAGTAACTTCTAGTTGATTAACTGCAGAAGAAGCAGTCTGTAGCATAATAAGCTCGTTGCCATTAGCATCAGCTATAAATCCACCATCTGCAAACTTAGGAGCAGTGAGTGTCTTGTTTGTTAGAGTACTTGTTGTACCTGCATAGTATGTATCAAGAAGGTCTACATCAAGATACTTTGCTGCAGTAGCTGAAGTATCAAACATTAATATACCGTCATTATTAGCAACGGCTGTACTTGTGTCAACACTTATAGCAGAGTTATCAGCAACAGTATTTAATTCAGCACCTGTAGCATTAAGACCTGTTACATTTCTGTTATCATCTACATAAGTCTTAATAGCTTTAGCAGAAGCTAGAGTATCATCACTGCCTGATACAGAACTTATATCTGTGTCTATAGATGCTATACCATCTAGTACGTTAAGTTCTGCAGCGGTTGCTGTTACATTTGTACCACCAATATCAAGAGTAGTTACAGATATTTCACCTGCTACTGTTGCAATACCATTAGCTAAAGTAATAAGGTCTGTGTCATCTGTATGTCCTATTGTAGAGCCATTGATTAGAACATCGTCTATATCAAGAGAACCACCTGTAATAAGGCCTGTAGTTGTTATTGCAGAAGACCCAGTGTCTATTGTGCCAAAACCACTTGTAATACTACCTGAGTTTAATGCTCCTACAGTAGTTACGTTTGACAGTGTATCTAATGCTGACTCAAAGTATGTCTCAAAGTCAGTTAATGCTACCTGCACCATTGTTCCATTATCGTTTACAACAACTCTGTCAGCATCAGCTAGTGTAGTAGAAGTAGCTGAAGTGTCACCATCTATAATATTTATTTCTGTAGCAGTAGAAGTAACCCCATCCATTATGTTTAATTCTGCAGTTGTGGCTGTGACACCATCTAAAATATTTAACTCTGCAGGAGTAGAAGTAATTGCTGTGTCACTGTCTGCAGCTAATACTGGTAGTGTACCAGACTGATTAGGAAGCTTTATAGTTCTGTCTGCAGTAGGGTCTGTTATAGTTAGTGTAGTCTCATGGTCATCTGCAGTAGCACCCTCAAATACGACAGCATTCTGTGCATTCATAGTTACAGTATTTACCTGAGTAGTCGTACCACCCACAGTTAAATTACCTGTAATTGTAAAGTTTCTAATGCCTGTGTAGTCTTTATCAGAGTCTAAGACAACAGCCTTAGATGCAACTGCTGTACCGATTGCAGTACTTCCAAGGTCTAGTGCATTAAGCTCTCCTACCACCGCTGTTATTCCATCAAGAGCATTTAACTCCGCAGCAGTTGAAGTTACACCATCTAGGATATTTAATTCGGCTGCAGTAGAAGTAACATTAGTTCCACCTATGTCTAGAGTAGCCATAGATATTTCACCTGTGGCTGTTAGATTACGTATTCCAGTATAGTCTTTGTTAGAGTCTAGTATTACAGCCTTACTTGCTATGGCAGTACCTACAGCCGTAGAACCAAGGTCTAATGCGTTGAGTTCTCCTACGACAGCAGTTATACCATCAAGAGCATTTAGTTCAGCTGCTGTACTTGTAACTCCATCAAGGATGTTTAACTCTGCGGCAGTACTGGTAACACCATCAAGTATGTTTAGCTCGGCAGCAGTAGATGTTACACCGTCAAGTATATTCAACTCAGCTGCGGTTGATGTCACTCCGTCAAGAATATTAAGTTCAGCCGCAGTAGATGTTACTCCATCTAATATATTGAGTTCAGCTGCGGTAGATGTTATGGCTGTACCATTTAGATTAATAGCATCTGTGTAGAGTGTGCCATCAAAATACCCATCCTTAAATTCTAAGGAAGATGTACCTAAGTCTACATCATTATCCGTGACAGGAGCAATAGCTCCATCTGCCATAGTAAACTGTGCTGTACCACCTGCAGTAAAAGCTAATGTATCTGCTGCACTAAAAAATAAACCGCAATCAGTATCTCCTGTATTAGTAATAGAAGGAGCAGAAGCTGAACCATCAGGTATGCTAAGAATGTCTGCTAGGGTAGTTGCCCCTGTAACGCCCAAAGTTCCTGCTACAGTGGCATTTACATCAACGTCTAGGGTATCTACGTGGGCTGTACCATCAAGGTACAAGTCCTTAAATTCTGTGCCTGAAGCACCTAAGTCTATATCGTTGTCAGTAACAGGAAGTATAGCTCCATCTTGTATTCTTATCTGCTCAACTGCAGCACTACTAACCTCACTAAAGAAACCTACTCTGTTATTGCTTGTATCAACTACAACCTTGTTGAGAGCATCTGTGTCTGCTATTAGTCCTACATAAGCACCTTCAGTAGACGAACCATCATGGTTATGTCCACCACTGAATGCAAATGCTGTAACAATAGCATTTAATTCTGCGTTAATTGGAGCAGATTTAACAACAGTACCTGACTGAATATCTGCTGTATTTGTTCTTGCGTAACCTGCCATTACCTTACATCCCCCAATCCATAAGTAATTGTAAATCCCTGTATACTGTGACTGTCATTTGTATCGTCAGTCACATAGGTAAGAGCTATTGCTTTACCTGACCCTGAGAAGGTCACTGATTCAACTGGTGATGGATTACCATCATAAATATCTGTAGTATCAAACACTGCTACGTTTGTTCCTCTATCGTAAAATGCTCCCGGACTAGTTGTAGAGAGCGTTAAGTTATCAGGAGTTGCTATATCTGTATTATCATAATCATAGGTTACTGATAATGCTACTGAAAAGTTTCCCTCTGAACTCATGTATGTTGATGTACTATAGTACGTTTTTCTTTGCTCAGGATTATCCATATAAATAAATGGAGTTTTAAATATACTTAGTATATTACTGGTATCAAAGGCATTACCTGATTCCTGACGATATATTTTACCGTTAGACTGCCCATGTATTACAAATTCTTCCTGACCTATATACCCACTGTCTGCACATGTACAGGCTATACCAAAGGTTTGAGCAAACTCAAATGATATGTTTCCCTGATATTCTCTTAATCCCCCAAGTATTCCTTGTGAGGCAGAAGTAGAAAACAAATATCTAAACTGTGACTTACTTCTAACTATTACAGAAGACAGAGTAGATAAATCTTCTGCATCTATAACTCCTGTAACAGTAGACTGAATATTCTTAGAAACTGTTTCAAGATTAACGTCACCAATCTTTGATGTACCACCAATAGGTCTAATACCGTCAGGTGCTAAAAATAGTAAGTCACCACCTAATTCTACTACACTGTCTGTTGCTAGACACCCTAAGTTTGAAGTAACTGTTTCTAGGGTAAAGTTAGCAGAGTTTTCTCCGACTAATCTTTTAATATTATTTGTACCAAATATGTAGAGTACGTTACGAAACTTCTTAATAGCAATTATCTCAAAGCCTACATTTATAACTCCACCACCATTAGCAGGACTAAAATCAGTTTCTGCAGTAGGAGCAGAGAAAAATAAATTACTTACTTGTGCAGGGTCTCCTGTAAGAAACAAGTGGTTCTGAAACTCTGCAGACATTGTAGGGTCTGTTGGGGCATTAGAGTCTGTTATCTGCGTGTATGTGCTACCATCATAAGTAGCTGCAGGATTTATGCCATCTGTTAAAACAACTTTAGGTGTACCAAAGTTTATCTCAGTAAACCTAACCTTGCTTACCCCTGTCATTGTTGGTGAGCCACCGCATGTTACGGCTGTCCAACCTACTACAGTAGGAGTAGATGTTACTGTTGTCTCAGCTTCAGAAGATGCTCCTGTAATAACATTGCTTGTAGCAAATACAGAAGTAGGTAGTCTACCAAAATCTATTGTTAATGATGCAGAAGCTCTAGCTTTAACTGTGCCTGACACTCCTGTGGCTGTATTATCACTTGAGCTTACTACGGCTGTTATAGTTTCTCCTACTGTAAAGTTTGTACCATGACCTGATGTAACTGCTACTGTGTAGTAAAAGTTCCAGTGATGAAGATAGTTATTTCCTGAAGATGGTGTACGACAGGCAAGTATTCCCTGATTAACACCATTTGCTACAGCAATTCCTAATACTGAACCTGTTCCTGTAACTGCTGCAAAACTATCAGCATACCCATTTATTCTTCTATAACCACCCTCAAGGTTTGGTTCATAGTTTAATAACTGAATTGCAGACCCCGGACTTTCTGCTCCTAGAGTAAGAACATCTGCTCCTGTATTTAAGCCTCCTCTAGAGTTAGCCTTAAAGGTGGATACTGCATCTGCCATATTACGAACTCAAGCTTAACATATGCGATGCGTACTTAGGTCTTACTATCATTGTAGACCTAACTGATAGTGGGTCATCTAATAACAACCTACGCATCGTTTTTATCCCCTCTGTAAACTTTTGTTGATGTATCTGTGCTGACTGTTCGTTTGACCTAAACCTCATCATGTAGGTCATTGCACCATCTATTATAATATACTTAAATCTGTCTGGTATAATCATTGTATCATTAAATGCAGACAAGTCATCTGGAAACTTATAGTATACGTATTCAATTACATAGGCTGCATTAGGTAATGGAGTAACACCAAACTTATTCTCTGAGGTTTGATAAACTAAATTAGGCACAGTTCTACCGCCAGTTCCAGAGTTCTCTTCGACTGCTTTGTAAAATCTAACATATTCTTCAAAGGGGATTGTAGATAAAGCTTTAGCAGAATTGTTTTCACTGGTCAAAGACCTTATGTAAAAGGTTTCCCAATCTGCACTTGCTAGGTCAGTAGGAAGACTGTACGTTCCTGTACCTGCTGTTAATGTCTGTGTGGTAGTAGTTTTAAGAAATGGAAACTGATGTCCATCCTGTAGAATTTCTCTTATTGCATTATTAATTGCATCTTTAGCGATAGCCTGAACATTCTTAGCTGTTGAGAAACCATCACCTGAGGTAGCAAGTGGTACTTCATTCATCCTTCTCAGGAGGTCATTAACTAGTGTAATGTATGTTGTAGCCACTCTTCACCCTTTATTCTCGTAGGGGCAAGGAGTAATTTCCCTGCCCCTGAAAGTTTTATTATATGTTATCTCTTGCAGCAGAAGCAGCTTCACGATGAGCTGCTGATACGTCAGCAATAATTGCATATACTCTTAATCG